TATAGTTAGAAAGAAAGAAAGATAGTGATGATTAGCAAGAACAGCCAATCACAGAAACCTCCGGGTTCTACGAAACCCAAAATCACCAAGCGCCTTCAAACCAATCCTAAGGTGGGCGTATATTTCACGGAAGCCAAAGTGAAATCGTCCACCTACCCCATGGAGCTTGCCTTGACCGAAATAACAGCACGACTCACTGGGTTCGTGGCAGAGCGAGAGAAACCTGCCAAAGACGCCCAGCGAGGCGCGATATCCTCCCTCCAGGAGGTTATCGTCACTCGCAACGATGCTCCTACTACCCTGTCCGCCATAAAGAAACGACTTGACGTGGTACCCCAAGACCAAGTGGGACAGTACTTCAAGCTAGGGTATGAGGAGCTCATAAAGCAAACTCCTGTGCTACCTGAAATACGCGGCGATGAGCAACTAGTGGAAGCATGGTTGCTCACCTTGAACCCCGACAAACAAGCAGCGTGTCGGGACGCCTTAAGCAAGCATATTCATGCACAGGGCATGCAAGATCGCGAAATTTTCGCCAAGGCCGAAACACTTCTCAAGCCCGAAGGCTCCGCTGCTCGTTTAATCCATAACGGCAACCCGACCGTTGCTGTCGTCATGGGCGCGATCACGAACGAGTTGCAGCGTCGAGCCAAAATGATTCTCGCTGAATCCAATCCGGTGGTGGCTCAACAGCCATCATTGAATTGCGCGTATTTCCCGTCGGGTCAAGACGACAAAGAAATAGCGCAGTTGCGAGAACGAGCTACGCAGGGCGAGGGATTTATAATTGAAGGTGATTTTAAGTCCAATGATGCGACCCAGCCCGCCGACTTACGTAAGTATGAGGCAACCTGGTATCGCAAGATGGGCGCACCAGACTGGTACGCACGCGAGTGCCTAGAGTTGATGCACATGAACGTCTTTTCCAGGTCCCTGGGAATGAAGTTCGCCATAAAAGGCCAGCGTCATTCTGGCGAAGAAGCCGGGACAATCGGCAACACATTCAACACTACGTGCTTGATGCTCGGTGCACTGGCGTCCTTGTCACTGAAAGGATGTCGGTGCCTGGTGTATGGGGATGACTCTCTCCTGTGGGTTCCAACTAATGATTGGAACCGTCAATACAAAACCAGGAACCCCCAGTTCGTGGCCAAACGCATGCAGGAATCGGCGAACCAACACGGTATGGACATGGAAGTATCCCTACCGTCGAAAACCGACGCCACTTTCCTGCAGTGCAGAACCCACGTCACGGCTGGAGGCAACGCCGTCCCCTTCCCTAAATTGGGGAGATACTTATCAAAGGTCAACGTTAGACCCAATTTCAATCCTAACGTTGGCGATGACGATTACTACGCGGGCAAGTACTTGGGACTTGCCCACCAATATAGATTCTTCCCGTCCATATCCCGGAAGTTTCTGGCCACTTCACAAGCACTGTCCTCGACACCCCACGTCGAGCTGAAACACAAAGCCTGGAAACCAATCCAGGATCCTGCGGTCCTCGTGACCTCTGTGTTGGACGTGAAGAGGGCACTCGACTCAGCCGAAGAGTCGAAGGCATTCAGCAACGTGTATGGAATGACCTCCAAAGATGTGCACAGAGCGGTGGACATAACATGCGCATCTCAGCTGTTGGCCGCCCACAGCAGAGATCCCCGTAAGTATTCCCAGCTTCAGACAACCGCAAAGAAGCTGTTTGGAACGCTTCCCTCCGCACATGGCATACACGATCTGGATTCCCCCTCCATGGCCGTTCTAATCAAACGCGA